GTTGTTATGTTGAGCCAATTGGCTTTAACTTCTCCCTACAAACTAGATTCCAAGCACATGCTTGGGGTCTTTTTTTATTTAGGTGAACCATGGGACGACCAACAAAACGCAACCCGGCACTTATTGAAGCTATTCTGATTGGTTTAGAAGAAGGCCGTTACGAAAATGGGTTGTGTGAGGAACTTGGCGTTGACCCGTCAGCCGTTCGTTCTTGGAAACGTGGTGACGGTGAACTGCGTGAACAGGTCAGAGAAGCACGGTGTGACGGCATCCTGGCCCGTCTGGAGTTAGACAAGCTGAGGTTAGAAACTGCCGTGGGTCGCGACGAAATACTTAGAGCTAAGGAATGCCTGGCGCATAGCCGATGGGAAGCAGAGAAGCTGCTCAAAGACTTCCAGCCTGTCCAAAAGCAAGAGGTGGCCCACGTTGGGCCTTATGTCATTGGTTGGGACGTTGAACCGCAAGGTGAAGAGGCTGCACGTATCGTAAGTGATGAGTACCTTGACTCTATTACAAGCGAGGATGTGTCGAATTGAAGGTTGGCCTTCACGTATCTCCCGCCTCGCACATGCGAGTTAGGTAATATATGTGTAATCATAACGTGAACAAGCATAGATAACGTAGCAATATCAATGAGTTAACGTGCATTGCATGCTCCAATTTTCCATAATACATATTATGCGACTTTGCCCCTAACAATGGCAGAACTCTGCGGTTTTTGCTGTATAAATGAAACTATTTTTTTTATTTTCTGGCTGAGAACAAGGGGGGGTACCCCAGACTTTTCGCCAGATTTGCCTTATCGATGGGTCCACCACTCAAACCCGACACCTACTTTAAAAACAAAGGTGTACACCATTACAAGATTACAAGAAAAAATACGCAGATCAATTTTAGGTTAGGAGATTATTATGGCTTTATCATTAAAGAAGAAAGTGGCTCCAAAGAAACGTGCAAAGAAGGTTGATGGCACTTTTAAGGCTGACGATCCTTTGACGCCTGACGTTAACGAGGCTTATGTAGACACTGACCAGGCCCATCGTGAGATGCAAAGGGCTACGCGGTCGAGGACAGGTTCCAGGAGTCGTAGGCTTGGTGGCAAACTTATTGATTAATGAGGGAGTTGGTAGCTAACGTATTAACGGCTAAAGAGGCTGAAACGCTTGCTGGCGTTCTTGATTACATCGATTTTACTGATGTGCGTATTGCTGGGGTGCTTGATATTGTTAGAGGGTTGGTTCCTATAGAGTTGTGCGAGAGTTCTTATGCAAGAGTTGAGCAACGCACTGAGGGCCACCCATGGCACCAGGACACAGGAACTAAGGGCCATATGGGATGGTGTAAGTACAGTGCTTCTGTTTTGCTTGTGCCGCCTAATCGATTCACTGGCGGCGGTTTTTATTTTAGGGATCAGCCTAACAATCCTGTTTTTCATTTTTGTGATTTACTGGTTTATAGCAGTGGTCCTGACAACGTCCACAGCGTTTCCAGGAACAGTGGCGAGAGGGTTTCGTTGATTATGTTCTTTGGGGGATCGAAGGATGGTTAAACAGAACAAGATTGTCATACCTTACACGCCGCGGCCATTGCAGAAAGTGTTTCATGAGAAGGCGAAGCGTTTTAGTGTTGCGGTGTGTCACCGCCGGTTTGGTAAAACTGTGATGGCAATTAATTGGTTGCTTAGAGAGGTTTTAACGTCACCCCATCCCCGCGCCCAGGGCGCTTACATTGCTCCAACTTATGGTGCTGCGAAGAGGATTGCTTGGGTAATGTTGCGCGATTACGCAGGTGTGTTGCCTGGTGTTAAGTTTAACGAGGCTGAACTGCGGTGCGACTTTGCTGACGGTCAGCGGATCTGGTTGTTAGGATCGGAGAATCCAGACGCATTACGTGGCATGAGGCTCGATGCAGCGTGTTTAGATGAATATGCTGACATGAATTCGCGGTTGTTTCCAGAGATCGTCAGGCCAGCCCTTTCTGATTTCGGAACAGGTAAATGTTTGTGGATTGGGAGTCCCAGAGGCGAGAACCAGTTTAAAGAAATTTACGACACCGCCAAGAGAGAGATGGAAGATGGAAACGACGAATGGTTTGCGATGTTGTTTCCGGCTTCAAGGACTGATGTTTTAGCACAAAAAGAGTTAGACGCTGCTAGGGCGACCATGGATGAAAGCCAATACCTACAGGAATTTGAGGTATCGTGGGCAGCGGCGTTAATTGGTTCATATTATGCAAAGCAGTTGGACTCAATCGACCTGGCTGGTCAAATTGATCGAGTTCCTTGGGAGCCAAACCTTCCGGTAACAACAGCTTGGGATTTAGGAATTGCCGATTCTACCGCAATTTTCATGGTACAACAGGCAAAAAACGAACAATATCTTAGGGTTATTGACTATTACGAGGACACTGGTGAGGGCTTACACCACTACATAAAGGAATTGCAAAGCCGGCCATATACTTATGACAAGCATCTTTTCCCCCATGACGTTATGGTGCGAGAACTTGGTAGCGGTCATAGTCGCTATGAAACATTACAAAGCCTGGGGGTGCGACCGACTGTTGTACCTAAACTATCCGTTCAGGACGGAATTGAAGCAGTGCGCGGATTGATCCCCAGGTGTTACTTTGACCGCGGCAATGTTGCAGAAGGTTTAAAACACCTACGCCATTACCATCGTCAATTCAATGATCGCACTGGCGATTGGAAAGATAAACCAAACCACGATAAATCAAGTCATGCGTGTGATGCCTTCCGATATTTAGCGGTAGGTTTGCGTGATGGTAGCTCTGATGAATTGGCGCACGCTGCTAGGACAGGTCGAATGTCAAACGGTCTTCCTGTTATGACGCCTATGGATACGGATTTTGGTTGATGTTGTCCCAGCCAGATACGGTGACGTTGTTTATATTGCGCGTAATATGCGTGAATTGGACGCTGAAGAAATTTTGCCCCTGACATGGTCAGGGAAACCAGAAGATTTAGCGATGGGTATTTGTGCATCTGGCGGGATCGCCAGCGTTGCGCTTTCTTTGGGACGGCCTGTAGCCACTTGGGGAGCGACGATGATACGGCCCCAATTTTGGACAGTATGGATGTTTTCGACAGATCGATGGCCGGATGTGGCTCTGACAGTTACTAGGAATATTCGTCGAGTAATGATGCCGTTGTTAATTGATTCTGGTGCGGTTAGAGCGGATTGTTGGTCGATGGATGGGCATGACACTGCTCACCGTTGGTTAGAGGTTCTAGGTGCGTTACGTGAATGTTCGGTAGAGGACTACGGCGCCACTAGAAAAACTTTTCACTGTTATTCATGGACGCGCTCCAGGTTGGAGCGTGATGGAGATTTTAATCATGTGCGTAGGTCCACTAGCACCATCAATGCCAAAGATGCCCACACCGCCTCCTCCTCCTCCGGCACCGGAACCGGCCCCTACCAGGGACGACCCGGCAATCAACGCGGAAGCAACGGCAAAGAGGAAACGGATATTGGCATCGAAGGGTCGGAGTTCGACCATCTTGTCAGGAGCTTTGGGTGATGAATCCAGTGCTAATGTTGGCAAGACGTTGTTAGGTTCATAGAATGTGCGGTTCGGCACCATCACCCGCGCCGGCCCCTGCGCCGGCCCCTGCACCGGCCCCGGCGCCTATTGCGTCACCTGAAGACAACACAATTGTTTCTGGTAGCAGTGCTAGAAAACGATCCCGTGCAATAGCTGCAGGGCGCGGTGGCAATCTTACTGGTCGTCGCGGTGTTTTAGGTGAAGCTAATATTGGCAAGACTTTGTTGGGAAGCTAATGTGTAATCCAGAAATTATGAACACTATGCAGAAGCAATCTTCGGGGGTTAAGGCTGCTCCTGGTTCTCTTGGCTATCGTTTAGATCAGGGTCAACGGGTTGCGGCGTCTACTGCTTCTGGTGGCACTAATGGTTCAACAATTTTAAGCGGCACCCCGCGAAACAGCGGCGTTGATGCACAGCGCAAAACGACAATGTTAGGCGTTTAATATGGACAACAACGAAATTTTCAAACGGTTCGAACTTTTGCGTAATGGGCGCGGAGTGTGGGAGTCTCATTGGGAAGAAATCGCAGAACGAGTTTTGCCCCGGTCGGCAGAGTTTGTTGGTGAGCGTGAACAAGGCGACAAAAGAACAGAAAAATTATATGACGCTACAGCGGCTTTGGCCCTGGAAAGATTTGCAGCGGCTGTTGAGTCTTTATTGACACCCCGCGGTGCGCGTTGGCATACATTACGTTCAACTAATGAAGCCTTAAATAGAGATGACGAAGTCCGGGCCTGGTTCGACCAGGTTGAAAACTCAATGTTTTCACATCGGTACTCGCCTAAAGCTAATTTTGCTGGACAAATTCACGAAGGTTATATGTCTCTTGGCGCTTTTGGGACAGGGGCTACGTTTGTCGATGAGGGACCAGTGCGCGGTTGTATCTATCGCGCATGCCATTTAGCAGATGTTTTCATTGCAGAGAATGAGCATGGCATGGTCGATACAGTATTTCGGCACTTTGAAGTGTCTGCGCGTCAGGCTTTGCGAATGTTTGAAGACGGGGACTTGTCTGACGATTTACGTAAGGCTGCAATGGAAACGCCGGACGCCAAGGTAAAGTTACTGCACGTTGTTATGCCTAGGTATGACCGTGACCCTACTAAAAGAGATCGCAAAAACGCACCGTGGTTTGGTGGATATTTCGAAGTTAAAACAAAACAGATGATTGAGGAAGGTGGGTTTGACACCATGCCTTACATTGTCTCTCGTTACGTCACAGGGCCGCGTGAGACTTATGGCCGGTCACCAGCTATGACCATTTTGCCAGACATCAAAATGATAAACGAAATGTCTAAAACAGTTATTCGGGCGGGGCAAAAAGTAGTTGATCCACCACTTCTTGTTGCAGACGAAGGCGTTATGTTTCCAATAAATTCTAATCCTGGAGCCGTTACCTTTGCAAGAATGGACGGTCGTAACATACCGCCAATTCAACCTTTGCAAACGGGCGCAAGAGTAGATATTGGTTTTGAAATGATGGAGCAACGGCGCAAAGTTATTAATGATGCCTTCCTGGTAACTTTATTCCAGATCTTAGTTGAAACCCCAACAATGACGGCGACAGAAGTATTGCAACGCGCACAAGAAAAAGGTGCTTTGTTAGCTCCGACCATTGGTCGTCAGCAAACAGAGATGCTGGGGCCGCTTATTGAGCGGGAGTTTGATGTACTCGAATCACAAGGACTTATCC